CCGCCGTGATGTCAACGCCCGTAGGGTTGTCGCCGTCCTCGTCGGGCTGCACCAGCACGAAGCTCTGCCCGGTCACCAGCGCGTCCACTTGCGCCAGCCGCGAGTCGGCATCCATGCACGAGGCTTGCCACATCTGCCACGCCAGGTCCGACGCGCTCGGGTCGCCGAACCGGAAGCCGGTCACCTGCAGCCGCTCGGCGACGGCGTTCACGACCAGCTCGCACCAGTTGGCGGCCGACTCGCGCAGCAGCTTGCGGAACGCTTGCCGCTCTTGGGTGTCGAGGAGCGCGATGATCTCCATCTCCGCGTCGTAGTACCACTGGAAGCGCCGAGCGCGCACCGCCTGAAAGTCGAGCTTCTGCCCCGCCGTGCGGCGCAGCGCCTCAAGGCTGCCGAGATCGGTGTCCGGGGCCATGAGCGTAGAGACCGTCATCTGCCGCCCGCCTCCTGTCGCGCTGAGCTGCTGCCCACCACCTTAGAACCCCGCCGCCGCATAGTCCTGCTCCTGCTCGCCGGCGCGCAGCGAGCGGTCAAGCGCCATGATGCCCGCCACGATCGAGTCGATCTTGTCAGCTGACTTCTGCTTGTCGGGCTTCACGTTGCCGCTCGGGTCGGTGCGCGTGATCAGGTTGTCGGCCTGCCAGCGCGCGAGCGGGTTCGCGCCGTGCCGGTAGAGCCCCGCCGCGATCAGCCGCAGCAGCTCCTTAGTCGGCCCCGACATGGACGCGAACCCCTGGCCCATCTGGATCAGCGGAAAGCCCTCCTCGATCAGCTCGCTAGCGAGCTGTGTCGCGCCCCACCTGTCGAACGCGACTTCGCGGAGGTCGTAGCGCTCGGCGTCCTCGCGCAGCGCGCGCTTGATCGCCTCGTAGTCGATCACGTTGCCCTCGGTCACGGTGAGCAGCCCGCTATCGCGCCACACCGACGCGCGCCCGCCCGTGCGGCGGTCGAGCTGGACGACCGCGGACTCAGGCGCGAACGCGCGCCACAGCACATCGTGCCCGCCCTCTCCATCGGGGAAGTCCAGCGCGTAGCTGGCCAGGTCGATCGTGCTCGCGAGGTCGAGCCCGGCGAAGCATTTTTGTGCGCGCAATTCGCGCGTAATTGGCGGAGCCGCGTCCCACCTGCTCAGGTCCACCGCGCGCCCTTGCTTCTGCTGCTGCTGATTGAGGCGGTACTGCCGGAACGCGCGCTCCTCGGCGGGGTTGTCAACGGCCTTGCGGTACTCGGCGCGCAGCGCCTCCGGGTCGAGGTACTCGCCGAGCGCGGGGTTCGCCAGCGCCCACGTCTCCTCACTCGTCCAATCGGCGTCGGGCGGGGCAGCGTGCAGCACCACGAGGCGGCGGCGGTCCAGCTCGGCGTCCTGGACGACGCGCTCACTCCACGCGCGCTCGGCGGCGGCGAAGCCCGAGGGGTCGTTGTCGGCTGTCGTGGCGAGGAGCATGAGCGGCTGCGAGCGCGACCCGAAGCCGGTGCGCAGCGCGTCGTACAACTGCCTATCGGGTTGGGTGAGCAGCTCGTCAATGTAGGCCGCGTGCGGGTTCTCGCCGAGCGCGCCCATAGCGTCACCCGCCATGACGGCAAAGAAGCTCGCGGTCTGCTCGTCCACGATCCGTATGGAGCCCTTGATCACCCGCAGCCTGCGCGCGAGCGCGGGTGAGAGCTGCACCATGCGCACTGCTGCCGCGTACGCGAGCCCGGCCTGGTCCTTGTCGAGCGCGAGCCCGTACAGCTCGGCCGCCTCCTCGCCGTCCGCGCACAGCAGGTACAGCACGATGCCCGCCAGCAGTTCGGTCTTGCCGTTCTTGCGGCCGGTCGAGAGGTACAGCTCGCGGTACCGCCGCACGTAGCGCCGCCAGGTCGGCGACCACTCCACGCGCCCGAACAGCGGCACGAGCACCTCGTGCTCCTGCCACGCCGAGGGGATGAACGCGCGGCGCGACCAATCGCCCTTTGTGTGCACGAGCAGCTCGCAGAAGAACGCGACCGCGTGGCGGGCGCGCGGGAGGCATAGGTGCTCGCCTCTGCGGTGGCAAACCTCGCCGTCGAACGATCGCCCGCACGGCGGAAACCGTCGCCGGTCGACCCGCATACCAGGCAGGTTAACGCGGCTGACCGCGCCCGGAAGGAACCCACCTAACGGAAGCGCGGCCAGCCTCCAAAAAGTTAATCAGACTTTCTTCGCGGAAGTCGCAATTTCGTCACTCGAACGTCCGTTTGAATGGTTGTACCAATTACACAGCAGCACGCGAGCGGGGGAAAAGCCCCCGCCGCGCCGATGGGAAGGAACCCACCATGCCAGCTAAGACCCCCGCCAGCACCCCGAGCGCGAGCCAGGGGCAGACCATCCCGGTGCGGCTCTCGATCCTCGTGCGGATCGACCCCGACAAGTGGGAGCAGCCCGCGCCCGAGGTTGCCGAGGACGCCGAGCCCTTCGACGCCGACAAGGTGATCAAGGGACTCGTGAGCGCCGGCATCCCCGAGGAGACCGCGCGCACCATGGCCGAGCAGCTCGCGCCCAAGGCCGACGCCGAGGCCGAGAACGCTCACGCCCCCTCGGTGGTGCGGAGCCAGGTGCGCGAGTACCTGCTCAGCTCAGCGCAGCAGCTCGCCGCGCTGGTGAGCGCCGGCGCGACCGTGGTTGACGCCGACCGCCAGCCGAAGCTCGTGACCGTGCCGAGCACGAGCACGACCAAGTAACCGCCCAGAGGGGCGGGGCCGCAGACCAGGGAAGCGGCCCCGCCCCTCTTGCGCATCCCAAGGAAGGAACCCACCCATTGAGCCCCGCCGAGCTGCGCGCGCTGGTCGAGCTGGTGCTCGCGATGCGCGAGCCCATGTGCGAGTGCGGGCACGTACTGAGCGGCCACTCGCGCCGCCGCATGATCTGCCGCGCCGTCCGCCACTGCGGTTGCAAGGGCTGGACTGCGCGCCCCAAGGAAGGAACCCAACCCATGACCACCACCACCCCGCTTACGCGCGAGGTGCCCGAGCACACCTGCCACGAGGGTCCGCTCTGCGCGCAGATGACCCGTTACATCGAGGTGCACAGCTCCTACGCGGATGACCCGATCAGCCGCATGAGCGGCATCTACCCCGAGCCGCCCGCCGACGTGACCGAGTGCGAGCACCTCTCGTGCCTCGCGCTCGTGCACGAGGGATGCTATGCCTGCCAGATCGAGACCATGAACGAGGTGCACGAGCTGCTCGCGGGCGACCCGTGGACCCAGCACCACCCAACCGAGGAAGGAACCCAATCATGACCACCCCAGCCAGCTCCAACACCCCGACCCCGCCGCCGCGCAAGAACCGCAAGGCTCTGCGGATCATCGGCCTCAGCTCGCTCGCGCTCGCGCTGCTCATCGTGCTCGTTACGGTGCTCGGCGGGCACGGGAGCACCAGCACCCACGCGGCCAGCTCGCCGAGCGCGAGCAGCTCGCCGAGCACCAGCGCGCCGGCACCAGCGCCGAGCAAGCCAGCGCCGAGCACCGCAGCGCCGAGCCACACCGTCACCTACCGCGTGAGCGGCTCACCCGCCGACGTGACCTACGGCCCAGCGGGCAGCAGCACGAGCGGTACCGTGCCGATGGCCAAGACCGAGAGCATCGGCGACTCCGACGCGGCGTACTACTCCATCACCGCGCAGCTACAGGGCAGCGGCACCGTCACCTGCTCGATCCTCATGGACGGGCACGCGGTGAGCACCGCGCACGCCAGCGGCGGCTACAACATCGCGTCGTGCGAGGTTGTGCACAACCCCATCACGGGCAAGTGGGAAGACGCGAACGCGGGGGGTGCGTGATGACCACCGCCCGCCACACTCGCGCAGTGCGCAAGCTGCTGAACACCTCCGCCCAGCCGCCCCGCTACTACGAGGCGGTGACCGCGTGCGAGCACGCGCTCGCCTTCCTCATGGGCGGCAGGTACGCCGCCGAGGAGATGCTGACCGGAACGTGGTTCGTGATCCCGCACGGTGCACCCGCCGACGCGGAGCCCGCGCTGCTGACCTACGACCGCGCGACGGGCGCTCTGCCGTTTGAGCTGCCCGAGACAGGCGAGCGGTTCCGCCAGCTCGGCGACGCGATGGACGCGGCGGTGGGAGCATGAGCGCCGACGTGATCCGCCCCACGCTCAGCAGGGCGGAGGCTGACCTGCTCCTCGCGCTGATCGACAGCGCGACCCTGGCGGCCTCGACGGTGGATCAGGTGCAGGCACTCACCACCCTGGCGGAGCGGCTGCGCTCCGCTGCGCTCCGCCAGGGCTGGCGCGAGGCCAGCACCGACGCCGAGCCCGACGCCGACGCCGAGCGCGCGCGCTGCTCCTCGTGCATGGGGCTGCTGCGCGCGGTGCCCGAGCCG